GGCGTCGACGTGCAGAAGGACCGCCTGGTGTACGAGGTGGTCGGGTGGGGGCGCGAGAAGCGCTCCTGGTCGATCGACGCCGGCGTGCTGCCGGGTGACACCTCGGACGCGACGGCGCGCGGTCCGTGGCTCGCCCTCGACCAGCTGCTCGCGCGTGCGTTCCCCCACGAGCTCGGGGCCCAGCTCCCGATCGCCATGCTCGCGGTGGACAGCGGCTTCAACACCCAGATCGTCTACGGCTGGGCACGGCGGCACCCCATGTCTCGGGTGATCGCGGTCAAGGGCCACGACGACGCGAAGGTGCTGATCGGCGCGCCGTCGACCGTGGACCTGACGGTTTCAGGGCGGAAGTTGAAGCGCGGGTACAAGGTCTGGCCGGTGGCGACGAACATCGCGAAAAGCGAACTCTACGGATGGCTCGGTCTGCCCACGCCGACAGACGAGGCCAGGGCGGCTGGCGAGCCGTTCGCGCCCGGCTACTGCCATTTCCCGGAGTACGGGGAGGACTTCTTCGCGCAACTGACGGCCGAGCAGCTCGTGCCGCACCGGTCCCACAAGGGGTTCACGGTCCTGGTCTGGGAACTCATTCCAGGCCGAGAGAATCATCACCTCGACGCGCGCGTCTACGCGCGTGCCGCGGCTGCCGTGGTCGGACTGGACCGGTTCCGGGAGAGCGACTGGGCGGCGCTCGAGCGTGGCATCGGCCAAGCGCCGGCGCCGCCGCCGGGCTCGACGCCGGTTGCACCGACCCCGGCAGCCGCACCACACGCGGCGCGCAATCGCTGGATCGTGCCGCGGCCCGGCGGGTGGCTGCGAGGAGGGCGGTAACTTCATGGCGGTGCAGTACACCCAGGCAGACATCGACGCGTTGAAAGCGAAGATCACGGCCTTCGCTGGCACCAAGTCGACCAGGTTCGGCGACCAGGCCACCGAGTTCGACCTCGAGGGGGCGATGAAGCTGCTCGCCGTCATGGAGCAAAGCGTCGCCGCCCAGGCAGGCGGCTCGAAAACACGCTACGCGTCGACGTCGAAGGGGGTCTGATGGCCACGCGGCGGCAGAACTGGATGGATCGCGCGCTCGGCAGCGTAGCGCCCCGCTGGCAGCTCCGGCGTGTCCGCGCCCGGCTCGCCACGGAGCTCGTGCTGCGCCACTACGAAGGCGCGGCATCGGGGCGTCGTACCGGCGTGTGGCATCGGAGCAGCAGCGACGCGGACGCGGCCACCGGACCCTACACGGGGAAGCTGCGGGACGTGGCTCGCGATCTCGTGCGCAACAACGCGTACGCCGAGTCAGCGCTCGCGACGATCGTGGACCATACCGTCGGCTGGGGCATCGTCGCCAAGCCGATGCCCGCCAGCGCGCGGGCGCTCGAGACGTGGCAGGCCTGGGCGGATTCGACCGCCTGCGACGCGGACGGACGGCACGACTTCGCCGGGCTCCAGAAGCTCGTGATGCGGACGGTCGTCGAGGCCGGCGAGGTCCTGGTGAGGCGACGCTTCCGGCTGCCGGAGGACAACCTCCCCCTACCGCTGCAGCTCCAGGTCCTGGAGCCGGATTACCTGGACACGTCGAAGCACGGCATCACCCTCCCGAATGGCGGGCGGATCGTGTACGGGGTGGAATTCGATCCGATCGGCCGTCGTGCGGCTTATTGGCTGTTCCCTGAGCACCCGGGGAATTCAGCCTGGCCGACGGCGCAGTCTCAGCGGATCCCCGCGGACGGAGTGCTCCACGTCTTCAAACCCACCCGACCAGGCGCCGCTCGAGGGGCGTCCTGGTTCGCCCCGGTGCTCCTGCGCTTCAAGGACTTCGACGAGTACGAGGACGCGACGCTCCTGAAGCAGAAGATCGCGGCGTGCCTGGCGGTGATTACGAGCGACGTCGACGGGTCCGCCGCGGCGCTTGGGACCGCCGACGACACGAGCTCGCCGGGCATCGACGCCCTGGAGCCCGGTGCGATCTTGAACATCGCCCCTGGCAGGAACGTCGAGGTCGTGCAGCCGCCCTCCGTCAGCGAGTACGACAAGTACACAACCGTGAACCTCCGGGCGATCGCGACGGGGATGCACGTCACCTATGAGGACCTGACCGGCGACTTCTCGCAGGTGAACTTCTCCTCCGCCCGCATGGCGCGCCTAAAGCACTGGGCGCGTGTCGAGGACTGGCGCTGGCGCATGCTCGTACCCCAGTTCTGTGCCCCCGTCTGGGGTTGGGCCAGCCAGGCAGCGCTCGTCGCCAGCCGGCCATTCGCGCCAGATGTCCGCTGGTCCGCGCCACCAATGCCGATGATCGAGCCCGACAAGGAAGGCCTCGCCTACATGCGAAACGTGCGAGCGGGGATTCAGTCCCTGCCGGACGCCATCCGCGAACGCGGGTACGACCCGGACGAGCTCTTCGCGGAAATCGCGGCCACGAACAAGAAGCTCGACGATCTCGGGATCGTGCTCGACTCCGATCCGCGCCAGACGAACCAGCAAGGCCAGTCGCAGGGCACCGCGGCAGACGCCACAGTACACGTAGAGGGGCATCCGAACGAGCCGGAGCGTGGTACCAGACGCCGTGATGGAGGCAATACCCGGTACCGAGTCGGCGATCGCGTCCGGGTGAAGAAGGGGGCTGCCCACGACGACATGACCAAGGAGGCGGTCGGCACCGTGAAGGAGGTCGGCACTGAAGCGCTCGGGATCAAGTTCGACGGCATGAAGGACATCCACCGCTGGTACACCGACGCCGAGCTCGAAGATGCGACCGAGGGTGACGACGATGAGGAGGCGCGCGCGAAGAAGAAGAAGCCCATGACGATGACGAAGCACGCGGCGCGGGCAGCGGCAGACAAGGGGACGGTGCCATGATCACGCGCGCGGATCGCACAAATGACGTTGACCCCCGATCACTCACGGACCGGGCACCGCGATCGGAGATAGATGGCCCGCACTGGTCGCCCTCGCGTCTGGCCAACTACTGGGGCGTGCACGTCGACACGATCTATCGCGACATCCGGAAAGGGGCGCTGAAGGCCTTTCGTCTGCCGAGTGGGCAGCTCCGGATCAACCTCGGAGACGCACGCCGCTACGGGCGACCGCTCGAATAGCCCTCAGCCCACGAGGCAGCATCCGGCCGCAAACGGCCGCAGGTGCGACACAACCATCTTTCCAACCGCGCGCCTTGGCGCGATGCTCGCGCTATGCGAGGTGCGTCCCTCCGTACCGTCGATCTCCCACCGCTCACCGTACGTGCCGACGTGGCGAGCGCGAACGACGAGGAGCGCACGGTCGACGTGGTGTTCAGCACCGGCGCAGCCGTCGAGCGCATCGACTACTGGTCGGGCAAGCGGTACCTCGAAAAGCTCTCGCTCGACCCGGCCCATATCCGCCTCGAGCGGCTCAATGGCGGCGGGCCGCTGCTCGACGCGCACTCCGCGTTCTCCATCGCCGACCAGATCGGAACGGTCGTTCCGGGGAGCGTGGCGCTCACCAAGCACGAGGCACGAGCGACCTTGCGGTTCAGCAAGCGCGACGCGGTCACCCCGATCTGGAACGACGTCCGGGACGGGATCATCCGCAGCGTGTCGGTGGGCTACCGCGTGCGGAAGTTCGAAGAGATGCAGGGGAAGAACGAGATCCCGGTGCGCACCGCGATCGACTGGGAGCCGTACGAGATCTCGATGGTGCCGATGCCGGCGGATGCCGGCGCCCGGGTCCGCGGTGGAGACAAGACGGACACGAACCAGTGCGTCATCGTCACGCGAGGCGCAGCAGGAGCAAAGCCGATGGCGAAGAAGCAGAAGCCGGCCGACACCGCGGAGACCGCGGATCTGTCCGAAACCCTCGTGGAACGCGATCCGCTCGACCCGGGCGCCCCGTTCGGCACGCAGGACGACGAAACGGGCGAGCAGGAGCCGAACGAGCGTGACCTCGGCGCCGAGCAGGAGCGCGCCCGGTGCCAGGGCATCCTGCAGGCCTGCCGGGCGGCGCGCATGCCGCAGGCGTTCGCCGACAAGCTCATCGCCGAGAACGTCGCCCTCGTCGACGCGCAGACGCGCATCTTCGAGGAGCTCGGGCGCCGCGACGGTCCTGGCCAGCGGCCGGGCTCCGGGCCGGCTGCCGACATCCGCGTCGGTGACGACCCACTGGTGCACGTGCGGGCGGGCATCGAGAACGCGCTGCTGCACCGGGTGAACCCGGGCTGGTTCAAGCTCGAGGACGCCGGCCGGCAGTACCGCGGCTTGACGCTCCTGGACACGGCGCGCCTCTACCTCCAGGCGCGGGGCGTGCGCACGACCGGCATGAGCAAGATGGAGCTCGCCGGCGCAGCCCTGGGCCTCGACACCCGCGGGGCGCTGCACACGTCGTCCGACTTCGCGAACCTACTCGCGGACGTGACGAACAAGACCCTCCGCCGTGCCTACGAGGAGGCCCCGCAGACCTTCACGAAGATCGCGCGCCAGAGCTCGATCCCCGACTTCAAGCCGGCGAAGCGGCTGCAGATCGGGGAGGCGCCGTCGCTCCTCGCCGTGGACGAGCACGGCGAGTTCACCCGCGGCACGATCGGCGAGGGCAAGGAGCAGTACCAGCTCGCCAGCTACGGGCGGATCTTCGGCATCAGCCGGAAGGCGCTCATCAACGACGACACCGACGCGTTCTCCCGCGTGCCGGCGCTCTTCGGCCGCAGCGCCAGGAACCTCGAGTCGAACCTCGTGTGGCTGCAGATCCTCAGCAACCCCACGATGGGGGACGGCGTCGCGCT